TCCGAGCCATCTGTAATCGTCAGGCCGTCAGCCGATATGTCCTCGCTAAAGCTCTTTGCATACTTCTCGGGCCACTTGCCTGCGGCCGACTCCTTGGTCTGGCGCGTGCCGGTCTCCGTGGTCGTCGAGATTTTGCAACCCGTCGAAAATGCCAGGGCTTTGCCGCCGATCGACAGGATAAGGTTAACGCCGTCTAATACTGCCATATATCTTTGTCGTTATTATGGTTAATACTACGCCGGCGGCTATCCCGGCAAAAAGCCATTTGAGCGTCGGCCAAACGTCGTTTGACCGCTGTTTGACCGACTCCTCAAGTTGAGATCTGTAAGCCTCTGCCTGCTGTTTTGTGTGCCATAGCTCCTCCTCGATAATCTCGATCTGACGCTCCAGTGAGTCGCATGTGGCTGTCACGATCAGACTGTCGCCGTCGCGCTCGACCGTTACGGTCGCACGGCCGTTGTGCATCGACAACGGGAGTCCGTCAGGCAGATCAGGGAGGCTCACGGCCGCGAGGCGGAGGGATGCCACTGCCGCCGGTATCGGCGCCAACGTCACCTGCTTGCGCGTGATGGCGGTCGATGCCTCCTGCTTTGTCGATCCCTGCTCCGCGGCCATCTCCCTTGACTGCGACCGCGAGCTGGTGCATCCCATGCAACACAGGGCAGTCAGCATGATAGCGACAATTGTTAGCGCGCTCCAGTGCCTCGCGCAATTTTTTGACCTCGTTACGAGTCTCATCTAACTCTTTTATAATTGGTTTTAACAGGTTGTCAACCAATATTCTTGTGGCTGACTCTGTATTAGTTATCTTAATAGTCTCTGCCTCTGCCCGCGCTTTTTGGGCTTGGGCTTTGGCGGACTCCGCATCGGCGTTGGCCTGCCGGATCCTGGCGCGGAGTGTCGCAAATCCGATGGCCAACCCTACTATACCCCCGCTCCCGGCAAGGGCTATCACGTCTGTTATGGTCATACCTCATAGCGTTGGCATTACTGGTTGATACCTATTGACCTGAGCCACCTCTGCACGTCAAAGCTCGGGCACGCCTTGGCCGCGAGCTCATTATGTCCGACAATGCGGACCAATGGGAAGCGCCGGTGGAAATCACGCACATAGCGCTCCATGGCACTGCGCTGCATGACGGTGCGGGTGTCTGCGGGCGTCTTGCCATCGAGGGCACATCCGCCGGCGTAGGCGACATGCCGGCTTACAGAGTTGTAGCCCGCCGCGCCGTTGGTGATCTCCCACGGATCCACATTGGCATCCTCGTTGTTGTCGACAAGGCGCTCCACCGTGCCGTCGAGGTGGATCAGATCGGTATATCCGACCTGCCTCCAGCCCCGACCGCCCGCCGCCACCGGGGCTGTGTGCCACCTGCGAATGTCATCCGCGGTGACCTCACGACCCTCAGGCGTGGCGGTGCAGTGCAACACGAGATATTTGAGTTTTGCCATGGTGATTACTCTACGGTGTCCTGTACGATCGCGAGCACCCCGGCGCCATCGTTGCGCATACGGCGGCCGCCGGCGCGCACCAAAAACGAGTAGATGTCGCCGTAATAGGTCGGATCGTCCTCGTTGCTGTACATCTTGACCTCACCCAGCGCGCGGCACACGCTCTGCTCATGCCATGCCAGAGCGGCGGCGCAGTCTGTGGCGGCTGCCTCGGCGACAAGAGCGCCGTCAGCATCGACGGCGGCAACGGTCGAACGCAACATAATGTTGAAACTATGGAGTTTGCCTACCACGCCGTTGACAGCGTCGGCGCACGCCAAAAAGGCCATGCCCTCCGTCTTGGTGAGGCTCGCGAGCAACTGCGAGTACATCTGCGCATCGAGCAGCAGGTAACGTCCCTCTTGCGGGATGTCTGCGGCGTTAAACGCCGTCATCGCAGCCAGTACGTCGTCAGCCGTAAACGCCTTGCGCTTGCCGGCCGCGGAGGGCGTATGGGCGTCGACCGCTCTGCCGGTGGTCTTGAGTGTGCACTCTGCGTCAGTCGGGAGCCATGCCGCGATAAACGACTTGGCCACCTCGTCGAGCAGCTTTAGCTTATCCTGGCGCAGGATGCTCTCGCGCTTGTCATACGACAGCTCGACAGTGTCGGCGTGCGGGATATGCACGGGATCGGTGGTGTACTCGTCGAGCACAAATGTCAGATCGGAGTCTTTGCGCTGTTTGACGGTTGCGGGCAATTCGGCGCGGTTTTTCTTGACGCCGGAGGGCGCACCCGCCTGCGGTATGTGCACGGTTTTGCCCTGATTTACGTACTCGTCGGCGTTAAAGGCTTTGGCCATAAAGCTGTTCTGTGCAAAGAGCAGCCCCACGATCGACGAGAGCCAGATTTCTTTCTGTACTGCCATTTTTTTTGGTTGATTTATTGGTTATATACTTGATTGATCAGAGGTTCGGCTCGCGTCCGAATTTTTCGCGAAATTTGGCCTTAAATACCTCCGGCGCACTGTCGCGCAACTCTATGAGACGGCCGGCGCGGTCGAGCTCGTCCCAGCTCTTGTTGTGCCACTCGGTCGACTCTGCCGACGATCCGCTCAGTACAATATCCTGCATGACGCTGCGGCGGGGCTTGAGCGATGCGAGCGCCGCCTTGCCGTCCTCAAAACTGGTTTTGAGGATGTTTTCAAATGTCTGGCGGTTTGTGGCATTGATGCGGCCGTCGCGCTGTGCAGCGTCGAGCAGCGCCTTGCGCTCCGCAGCTTTGGCGGCCTCGATGGCAGCCTCCTGCTCCTGCAGCTTTGTCTCAAGGTTGGTTACCTTGGTTTTGAGAGAGGCTGACTCCGCGGCCTCCGCCTCCAGTTTGTCGATCTCAACGAGAGCCGCGTTATCATCCGCACAGGCGGCAAAACGGGCACGCTTTTTTAACTCTTTAAGGTCCATTATATCATTTGATTTAGCCTCCGGCTTGCGGAGGCGGTTATTGAATATCGTGTATATATCCTCTGGCGTGTCGCCATCGATCGGATCGGCGTCATATATCGAGTCGACAAAGTGTCCGGCAAGAGCCTCTTCGGCTGTCATCCAGTGGTCGGCGCCGTCAAAATATTTGGCCTTGACCGCCTCCGGCTCGATATTGATGCGCTTGGCTATAATATCGGCCAGGCTGTCCTCGAGCGCGGCGATCTCCTGCAGGCAGCGCTCCAGCTCCTTGCGGTCGCCGTAGCAGCCGCCGCTGACGCTGTGCAGCATCAGCCGCGCGTACTTGCTCATCGATACCGGGCGCCCGCAAAGGGCGATTACGCCGGCCATGGAGGCCGCTACACCGTCGACATAGATATGTATATCGCCGCGGCTGTTGCGGATGGCGTTGTAGATCGCAATGCCGCTGTAGACCTCGCCGCCGATGGAGTTGATGCGGAGGTCGATGCGGGCGCCCGGTGCGGCGGCCATAAGCTCTGCGGCCACATGCGCACACCGCACATCGGCGTAATCCCCGATCTCTCCATAGAGGTAGATTGTAACTGTGCCGGTGTCGGCGCGTTCTATATTAAAAAACTGAGTTTTCATTCTGCTTTTTCGGTTTTGCAGTGCAAATATGGGGAGGTTTTCGGGCTTATTAAAATCGAGGTTTTATCATAAAACTTTATACGCACATCATTACCACATAATCAGTTACGACAAACATCAGAATTTAACGCGCCGTCATTTAGGTGTATTTTTGCAGCACCTAATTACGTACATATGGCAGAGTTGACAAATACACAGAAAAAGGAGTGGGCCAAGAGCCTATACCTCCGGGAGAGCATGACACAGCAGGAGCTGGCCAACCGGGTCGGGGTGTCGCGTGTGACCATCTCCAACTGGATCCGTGACGGCAAATGGGAGGAGTATAAGGCCGGACTGACCCTGACCCGCAAAGAGCAGGTCAACAACCTCTACAGACAGGTGGCCGAGATCAACCGGCAGATAGCGGAGCGTCCGGAGGGGGAGCGCTTTGCAAACTCCAAGGAGGCCGACATACTCGGCAAACTCTCGTCATCGATCGCCCGCATGGAGCAGGAGATGGGCATTGCCGACAAGATCTCCGTACTGACTGATTTTGTCGAGTGGCTGCGCGCCCTCGATGTCAATAAGGCCAAGGAGATAGTATCACTCGCCGACGCATACATCAAGGACAGCCTCTGACGCTATGAAACAAGCCGATAAGATAGCGCTGCAGGAGTGGGAGCGGCTTAAGGCCGACATTGTGCGCGCGACCCCCGTCGACCGTAAGATGACCCATGCGGAGCGCGACAGACACCGCATACAGCTCGAGGCCAACCCCATCGAGTGGATCAAGTTTTTTTGCGCGCCATACGTCAAGAGCGAGTTTGCCGATTTTCAGCGGCGTGCGATCCGGCGGATCGTCGCGCATGACGAGTGGTTTGAGGTGCTGTCGTGGTCGCGCGAGCTCGCAAAATCCACCATTACAATGTGTGTTGTATTGCACCTGGTGATGACCGGACGCAAACATAATATAATCCTGACCTCCAACTCCAAGGACAACGCCGTCAGGCTCCTCGCGCCATATCGCGCCATGCTTGAGTCCAACGGCCGCATCATCGCCTATTATGGCCAGCAGATGACACCGGGCAACTGGACCGAGGATGAGTTTGTGACCCGTGGCGGGGCGTCGTTTCGTGCGCTCGGCGCAGGCCAGTCACCGCGAGGATCGCGCAATGAGGCGATCCGTCCCGACGTGTTTTTGGTTGATGATTTTGACACTGATGAGGATTGCCGCAACCCCGACATTATCGCCAAGCGGTGGGACTGGTGGGAGCGCGCCCTGTATCCGGCGCGGTCGATCTCCGAGCCTACGTTGGTGGTGTTTTGCGGCAACATCATCGCCCGCGACTGTTGTGTGGTGCGAGCCGGGGAGTCCGCTGACCATTGGGATATTGTCAATATCCGCGACAAGTCCGGCCGATCGACATGGCCGGAGAAAAACAGTGAGGAGCATATCGACAGGGTGCTGTCCAAGATCTCCACCAAGGCGGCGCAGGGCGAGTATTTTAACAATCCCATTGCCGAGGGCGAGGTATTTAAGGATCTTGTGTATGGCAAGGTGCCTCCACTCTCCAAATTTAAGTTTGTAGTCATCTATGGCGACCCTTCGCCGGGCGAGAGCCGGGCAAAAAAAGGCAAGTCGTTTAAGGGTACAGCCGTCCGCAATAGCGTATTGACGAATATCGGGTTATTGATGTATTTTTGTGTCTAAAAAG